CTGCGAGGGGAATGATGCCCTCGTAGAACTTCTGTAGTGCCTTGTGTTTAGCGTAGTTACGGGTATTCAGGTGCGTGGAATGGGTCACATCCCGCGCCAAAAATAGCCGTCCGATAAAGACTTCGCATGTCATTGCGGCGGTAACTCCATCGGCATAGCGGTTTCACGTGAAACGGGCGCTACAAGATCGCCGGACGTCATCATGCCGCTAATCGTGCCCATGACAATGTCCTGTATCTGTTCGGGCGTCATGCCCGCTTGGACGGTGCTGATGCGTTTAGTCTCCGCGTCGTACTCTTTGACGCGTACCTCACGCTCGTCGATGGACTTCTGCACGCTATCGAGCATCACGCGCATTTCTTGCATCTGTTGCTTGAGCGCGTCGTTCTCCATCTTGACGGCCTGCAGCGCTGGATCCTCTTCATCCTCGAGGATGCGCGGCTCGATCGTCTTCTGCAAGCGCTTGGCAATCTCTTGAGCGCCCGGCCAGTCCATGTTCTTGACGAACAGATCGCCGGCCACGTTCCACAGCTCAGGGTTGGCCTGCAGGATCTGCGACATGGCGTCCATCGCTTCCTGGCGCTTGGTCAGGTACGACGGGCCCGTCGTGACCGCGACGTCGTACTTACCGACCGACGGGTTGTAGATCTTCTCGATCACAATACCCGCTTCGTTGACGACCTGGCGTACGGCCTCTTCCTGCGTCGGGTCAATCCGCGCTGTCGACGTCTCGCCGTCGATGCCAATGATGCGCGCGATGCGCTGGGTGTCGTAGATCTTCGGGATCAAGTCGATAAGTTGGCGCGTCCCGTAGCGAATAGCGCGAGCTAAGTTGTCAACGTAGTGATATGAACCTGTGTCGCCTTGCCGTTCACGCGCCAAGATGGCCCGCCCGGAGCGCTCGTTTGACGTCGCTCCAAGGCTAGAATCGTAATACCCCGTGGTCGATTTAATGTCGTCCGAGGCGCCCATTTTGGCCTGAATGAGCCCCGTTTGAGCCAACGGCGGCTGCGCGCGCTGCGGCAGCGGCAAAACGGCGCCTTGACCGTCGGTGACGTCGGGATTGACCTCCAAATACGGCCAATTTGTGGTGTTGGCGGTCTTCCACTGGTGCTCGTAGCCTTCAAACTGACCGCCGTAGCCAATAAACGGCGCTTTTGGCGCCAGCGCCAGCATTTCAGCCTCTTGCGACACCCAGTAGTTGTACATTCGCTGGGCATCTTTGGCATTTCTGACCAAACCCGAGATGTAAATGCGTCCGTCGACCTCAAATTCGTTGCCGATGACGCGAATGACCGGAATCCAACGGCCCGGCCAGTCTTGTTCTTCAAGAATTTCGTAGCCGTTGGTCTTCATCCACTTAATTTTGCGGATCTCGACCTCACGGATGCGCAGCGGGCGCACTCCCATCATCTCCATTTGCCGCGCTTCCGGTGAGTTAGCGTAGGCAGTTCGGTTGTTGGGGTATAAATGCAGCGTGGCTTTGTCGTAAACCGCGTAGAAATACTCCGCGATACGCACCGAGTCTTCCAAAATCCACTGCGAGAGCTGCTCGTCGCCTACGCCGCGCGTTGAGATAGACGAAATCGGTTCGGCGTCGGGAAACAAACGCGCAAACTCGTCTTTCGGCATGTCTTCAGTGATGAAGCAATACTCAGCGTCCGATCCGCACGGGTCTTGAATGTGCGGATCCATGTAGACGCTAAAAGAATTACGGATGCGCTGCAGGCGAAGGTCTTGATCGAAGCTCGTCTCGTCGCAGTATTCCGTCAAAATGCGAAAATACCCTTCGCCGTAGGTCACTTGGTTGTCGCACGCCGTGTCGTACACGACGTCCGCATCTGACATGTACTCGATGTGGCGCACCACACCGTTTAGTACCTCGGCAACCTCAATATCCGCCTGATCGTCGACCGGGATGACCTTACCCGACGGGCGGTTCTGACGCTGATCGTTTGTGACCTGACGCACATGCTGCGGCAGCTTGTTGATCGTCAAGCACGGACGCGCGTTGATCGTCTGACCTTGCACCGCACCGCGTGTGGCGAGCACCTCTTGTGGCCACTGCCAACGGTTGTCGGGCGAGCCTGCCATGAAGCGTAGATCGTCCAGCTCGCTGTCTCTCGAGTCACTGTACGCCGACAACGACTGTTCCAGACGGTCGCGCATGCGCGCCAGCACGTCAGCAGCGTCTTTAGTGCGACGCGATTGCGGACTGTTGGCGACTTGCGCCGCGCCTTTCATGCCTGTCGGGTCTTGAGCCATGACTTACTTCTTGCCTTTCTTTGCCGCCGCGCGACGCTTCACCGAATACGCAATGGCTAGCGCCTGCTTCTGCGGTTTGCCAGAACGCATCTCTTGTTTAAGGTTTTCGCGAAATGCTTTATTAGTGGCCGACTTAACTAAAGGCATTTAACGTACCCCTTTACGTCCCATCGGCGATGGGCGGAAGTCTACCGTGGTGCGAATAGCGTTGCTATTCATCTCGCGCTTTGGTGCGCGCGGCTTTTGCATTTTTGGCGCGCTTTGACGGCTTTGCACGATCATGTCGCCGATCGTTGCGCCGGGCGACACGCCGGTCATTTTTCGGTAGTTCATTTGCTGGGCCTCTTTTTGGCGGTTTTGGCAGATTCTCTAAAGGCTTTGGCTGTAGGGGCACCTTTAACACCAGGTTTACGCATCTTCTCACCAGAGCCTGCAGCGATGCGAGCGCGTTTTTCATGAATTCGAGCATATAGTCCCTTCTTACTAGCCATTAGCTACACTTCCATCTTTTGAGTGATGCTTTGGCCCGTTCTGCTGGGCCTTTAGCGTTACGAACGACGCCTTTCATTCTTGCGCAGAACGACTTCTTACGTCCGGCGTCTGCCTTGCTTTTAGGGTTGGGCGCTGGCGCCTTCAAGTTGCTGCCGGTGGCACGGTTGTACTTGGCGCGTCCTTTGGCCGTCAGGCCAGCGCCAGCTTTGGTCGACTGCTTCTCGCCGCGTCCTACGGACAACGACACCGACTTGCGAGCCATTACGCCCCCATCCAGCTACCGACGCTGCCGCCTTCATTGACCGCAATGCGCCTAGCTTTCTCTCTATATTCGCGCTGTGCGAGCGGAAATGCAAATGTCACCGCCAGAGCGTCAGCCGCGTCAGGGCTTGCAAGCCCCCGCGCCTTCATCTCTTTCTTCCCTTCTAAGAAGATAGTGCCCGATGAGTTGGGCTTCTGCGTCGGCCCAGTCAGGTCTGTCTTTAGCTGCCGATCGTTCGGTATGTGCCCCTCGCGCAGCCACTCGCGCATGTTGCCCCAGAGCTCCGCGCGCTTGTTGCCCCACATCACCGGGTTCTTCGCCTTCCACCCAAAGTTCACCCCGCGCACCTTGTAGCGCTGCTCCTTGAGCCGATCCAATATGCCGTACCCTAGGCCGCCTTCGTCGATGACGGTAAACACCGGGTTGAACTCCTCGATCGCGTCGATCACGCGGCCGACCGTCGTCATGGTGTCCTCGCCCTTGTAGCGCTTGATGGCAATAATGTCCCGCCCTTGCCGCGCGACGATCACGGTGCTGTCGGAGCCCGATCGCGCAGGGTCGACCCCGAGCACCACCGGCGCCGTTTCATCCTTCCACCGCTGCCGGTTGCACGCCGCCTCGACGACCGCCGGGCCGATGAACTGATCGTCGCCCTCAAGCGGAAACTGTCCATACACCTCGATGCGCGCCTCGGGGCTATCCGCGCCGTACTCGTCGATGATCTGCTGGTAGACCATCTTGTCGGTGTCCTCCACCTCGCGCGCGTCGATGCTCTCTGTCTGCCAGAACGCCCGCTTGGCGTTGAAGCACTCAAAGAAGTACCCCTCGTTACGGCGCGGGTTACTAAACGCGCACCAGAATCGGTGCGGTGTGTTCTCCGTGAAGAACCCCGCCGTCACCGCCCAGATCGGGTCAGGTATACCGGAGGCTTCGTCGAAGATGACGAGCACGCCGTCGTGGTTGTGCACGCCCGCGTACGCGTCCGGGTTCTCCTCGCTCCACAGCCGCCCTTCGACCGACCAATAGCGCGTGCCTTTCTTCAGATCGCGCTCGACCAGCTCCGCGATCCACTTGGCCGGCATCAGCCGCGTGGCGGACACTTCGAACCAGTGGCTATTGATCAGCAGCGCGAGCCACTTGGTAATTTCCGCCCACGTCACCGAGCGCAGCTGCGCCTCGCTGTTAGCCGAGATGATGGTTGTTGAGCCTATCCTTGTGGATAACATCCAGAGCGTTATCCAACTGACCAACGCCGACTTGCCGATACCGCGCCCGGAGGCTGTCGCCATGCGCAGCACTTCGTACGCCTCACGGGTCTTGTTGGCCTTTATATGCTCTGCAAATTTGCGTAGCACTTTGCGCTGCCATTTACGCGGGCCGCTGAAGTGCTCGAGCGGCGTGCCGGCCTGGCCCCACGGAAAGACAAACAGCACGAACGCCTCGGGGTCATCCTTAATCGCAGGCGACCAGAGCTTGCTCATGAGCAGCTCTTCTTGGTCAGCGCTATAGATCGGCGTTTGCATGCGTCGGCTGGTCGATAGTTAGTGGTGCCCGTTCATCTTGTGCCAAGCGACCAGCAATGACGCGCGATTCCGCCTCTCGCAGTGCTGCCGTGATGCTGATCTGCTGCTGTATGTCGACTTGCACCTGTTGCTTCGCCACCCAGCCGTGCACATGCGTGAGTATGGATAGGGCAGCTTTAGCGTCCCCTTGACGCGCGGCTTCGCGGAGTTGCGTGGCGGCTTCGACGTGTCCATCGGCGCGTCCCTTCTCTTCGGCTAGTTGGGCCATCGGATCTAGCTGGCACAAACGGCGGTACTCGATCGGCAGCAATCCTGCCGCCAACGCCAACGTATCACCTTTCAACCCGAGCGCGGCGGCGTCGTAAATCGCCTGCAGCGTCTTCTCGGTTGCTTTCACCTCGCGCGGCGCGAATGGCAAAGACTTTAAGGACATGGCTGAAGGTTACTGGATGAAAGCACAGGGCTGCAAGCTGGTGGGCTAAAAAATAAAAAATTTTTTGCGAACGCTCCCCGTAATTTTGACCGGGTGGCCTCGGGCCCTACCCCCCCCATGCCAGCGGCCAGCGGCCGCCAGCCCGCAGCGCCCAGCCGGGAGCCCGCCACCCCTAGCCTGCAGCGCCAGCCTGCCAGCGCTCGAGCTCGAGCGCCGCGCGCGTCGGCCGTCGGCGTTGGGTCATTTGGGTCATGGCATGCAAGCCGGTGCGCGCGCCAGCGCGGGCATGCGGCCGTCGGACTTTGGGTCATTTGGGTCATGGCGTGCCGATTGCCCAAATGACCCAACAGCATAGGGGGCGCAGTCATGGCGACATGGGGGCGTTAGGTCATTTAGGTCATTTGGGCATGCCCAAAAAAGTCCGCGCGGGCTCTTCAGCATGCGCCGCTCTATCGTACAGCTGTACGGATATACAGTATTTCTAGACTTATAAGATTAGATAAAAAACATGACCCAAATGACCCAAACGCACCCCGCGCCCCATGTTTTCAAGCTCGCCGCGTTGGGTCATCCAGCCCACGCAAACAACCCAACGGCGACCCAAATGACCCAACAATTTCACGCTCGCCGCCGATCGCCGCCGCCGCACGCGCTCGCTCGATGACCCAAACGTCCAGCGCCATGACCCAAACGTCCAGCGGGTAAAAGTATCCGCAGAATGGTCGCCATATAAAAAACAGTTTGACAGCATTTTGGCCATAAAGAGAATGGTGCATGCCGGCATTGACACAAGCGCCAGCCGGCGGCGCAGGAGCACAACATGCAAACGATCAGCTTCAATACCGGCCGCCCCTACAGCGCCGACGGCCAACGGATCGCCGCCGGCCAGCTCGACGACGGCCGCGTCATTTTTATGGATATCGACCGCGGGCTCGATTACATCACCCGCACGCCATGCGAGCTCGAGCCCGCCGCCATCATGCGCGCCTATGACGCCAACGACACCACCGACGTCTACATGGCCGACATAAGCGCCAAAAACCTCACCGCCATTCTTTTAAATCTTGGCGCCGTCGCCGCCAAGCTCTAACCCATCACCCCAACCCGGAGCACATGCACATGAACAAAACCGAACAACGCGAGCTGGCACAAGCTCGAGCCATCGCCGCCACCATGCCGGACTACGCCGCGCGCGTGATCGCCATCATGCGCCGCTCGACGCGCAACCGCGTGACGCTCGCTATGACCGAGGCGGCGATCGCCGAGCACCAGCTCGAGGCCTATTTCGAGCCCGGCACCAACTACATGCTGGCGGTGCGCTCATGAGCGCCCGCCAAATCTCGAACGCGCTCGCCGTCGCCGGCTGCGGCGCGTTCCTAGCCGCCGTCTATCTCGGCGCGCTGTCGCTACTGATCGCCGCCACCGCCGTTGTGGCGCTGGCGTGCGTCATCGATCACATTCGCAACTAAACCACACTCGAGGACACTACATCATGAGCACTCTGCAACTGAATCTGACCGTTTCGCTGGCTACCCTGCGCGCTGCGCGCACGCATACGGCTGAAGGCGATATTCGCTCCTACTTGAACGGCGTCTATCTCGACGTGACGGCCGGAAAGGTCGTCGCCACTGACGGCCACCGCATGCTGGTGATCTCGGCGCCGGGTATCGTGCACGCTCGAGCGTACGATCGCGCCGTTATGCCGCCAGAGCTGCGCGCTGGGGTCATCATTCCGAACGACGCGATCGACGCCGCGCTTAAGCTCTACAGCGGCGAGTACCAGCGCGGCAAGCGCCTAGGCGACGTCGACGTCGCCGTCACCCTGCGCTGGGTACGCGAGCTCGACGCGACGCGCGCAGACGTGCACATTATCCGCGCGCCAGAAGGCACGATCGCTGTACCCAACGGCGGCGCTGTCGGCTTCCGGCCGCTCGATGGGCAGTTCCCACAATGGCGCCGCGTCACGCCGGCGGCCGATCAGCTGGGCGCGCTCGAGCTGTCATGTACAAATTGGCAGTATGTCGCCGACGCGTGCGACGCGTTCGCCATCCTGCGCAATAAACAGAAAAAGCACGCCGGCCAGCATGCGGTGCGCATACATACGCGCGGCACGTCGCCCGCGATCATTACCGACGGCCAGCCGGACGCCGTCGCCGTCGTCATGCCCATGCGCGGCGAGATCGGCGCCGGAGCGCTCGAGGACGCGCTCGCTGCAGCGCACGCCGACACCCCAGCGCCGACGCCAGCAGACGTCGACGCGGCCGCTTGATCACCACCACCACCACACTAGGAGCACACAACATGCAATCGACTGAACTGGACTTAACTGCCGACGTGATCGACGTGCGCGACGTGATCGCGCGATTTGAAGAGCTAGAAGCTGCGCTAGAAAACGAATATTTAAATCTTGACCAATCGCTGGACAACATTCGCGACGAGCACCATTTGATTTTTAAGCTACTCGACGAGCTGAAGGGGTACGGCGGCGACGAGCAGTGGCGCGGCGACTGGTACCCGCTGCAGCTGATCGACGACGAGTACTTTGTCGAGTATGCGACGGATTTAGTCGTCGACTGCGGCGGCATGCCGCGCGACATGCCGCACTATATCGTCGTCGACTGGGCAGCCACTGCGCGCAACATCCGCGAAGACTATTCGACCGTCGACGTCGACGGCCGCGTCTATTGGTACCGCTAACATGATCACAGGCTCCCGGCCGCGCTGCAGTTGCTGCGCGGGCTCCGGGTACGACGCGCTCGCCGTCGATGAGGACGGCGGCGCGGTCACATGCTGGGCGTGCGATGGCACCGGGTACGACGAGCGCATGCCCGACGACTGGCCACCGGACTATCTCGCCGCGCGTGCAGCCGGGCACGCGGCCATGGCGGCCGAGCGGCGCGCATTTGGCGCGCTGCGGGCTACACTCGAGACGCTCGAGGACGATTTACAACGGGCAGGTGACGAGCTGCGGAGGTTGTAATGCTGCGTTACATTTTGCGGATATGGCGCCAGAGGCACGACGACGGCCGGCGGCAGTGGGCGCACGTCCCGCCACCCAACTGGGCATGCGTGCGGCGCTGGCATGGTGACTCCGTCTATTGGTGACGATATGGGCAAACTATTTTTAAGCGAGGACGAACAGCGCCAGCTGTGGGAAGTCGAGGACATACCCCATGGCCAAGCGGCCGCGCGGTGGGAGTCGCCGGATAAGCGCGCGGAGCGTTACCGGCAAGCGCTCGAGGGAATCCTCGCGTGCTCTGGCGGTGGGCGCGTCGTCTACCTACTGCAAGCCGTCGCCGCGCGGGCGCTCGGGTACGAGACGCTCGCAGACGATCTACAACGGCGCGCCGACGTCACACGCGACGATCCGCCATGCTCTGGATGACCATCTGCGCGATCGTCGCCGTTATCTGCGCATGGTTATTTGACGACGGAGAGTGACGCCGGCGGCTGGACTTCCACCAGCCGGCGCAGCTCCGATTTGCTACGGCTGTCCATATCAGGCGCGCAGAATAGGTGCTTTTTCGTCGGATAGTCACCCGACGCGACGCGCCCTTTATCGACCCATCCAGCCTCGCGCAGCGCGTGAAACAGCGCCGATTGTGGCGCCTTGACGCCCGGCGGCATCGAGCCCGCCACGCGATCGAGCACGACGTGAAACGGCGAGCCGATCACGCCGCGCGAGAACTCGCCGACGCGGCCGCGCAGCATCTCGACAAGGTACGACTCGGCCGTCGACATGCCGGCGTCAATCATAATGGCCTTGGCCTCTGTCATTATCGGGCTGGCACCGGGGTTGAAAGCGGAAACGTCATAGGAGAAAAGCCAACGGGAAATTTGTTCAAACCCGCCGGACTTGTACCAGTGCCACAATTCCTGCGCCTTTTCTTCTGGCAGTCTGTCGGCCTCGCTCCAAGTGACGAACCAACGGCGATCGTCAGAGGGCAGCGAAATAGCCGCGCGTTCGTTGGAGAACGCGAGGACAAATATGCGGTTCAAGGCATCGTACGGATGCAGCCCCTTACGGTTGACAGGCAGAAGCTCTGGCGGAGCGGCAATGACGGGCTTGAGCTGATTCTCGAGCGCCCGGCGATCTTTGGCCTCGGCTTGTCGCAGCTCGTTGATGACCATCACCTCGGACTCGAGCGCGTAGCCCCATTGGGAATTTAATTCCTCATTGCGCACGACGCTGATGTTCACGTTCATAGGCCCACCAACGGCCCATAAGAACGGCGCCCACAAGGTGTCCTTACCGGAGCCAGGTTTACCGGCGTGCAAGACGGCGTGGTTGATTTTGATATTCGGGTGCTGGACTTTGTGCGCCATGACGGCGAGCACATGCGCGCGCTCGCGATCATCGGGGATCATGCGCTCGGCGTGCTCGAGCCAGCGCGACACGTCGCCAGAGCGCCCCTGCGGGCGCGCGTTGCGCCAACGGTTGCCGTAGACGTCGCCCGCACGCGAGACGAGAATATCCTCGCCGGCGGCGTAGGTGACGCCGATCAGAGAGTGCGCGCCCTTCTCTTGGCGGTTCTCGTCGTAACAGACGGACGCCTCGACGATGCGATTGGTGCGAACGGACTTGCAGGAAACATGACGGAAAAGCGCGTTAAAAGTGCTACGCGATATTTCACGGCGTTCAAGCATGTCAAAGTAGGCGTCATCCGTTTGCAGATAGGCAAAACGCTCGTACCACTCGGCCTTGGTGACGCGCCCGACCTCACGCCGACGCACTTCAGCAATAGTCTCGGCCGCCGCGTCGGGGAACTCCTCGGTCGGTGTGATCTTTGAGAGCGCCGTCGTCATGGTCGCGGCGAGTAAGTCGTCGCGCAGGCCGTAGCCCGTCTTGGGGCCGCCTTGCTCCTCGACCCAACGTAAGAAGCGCTCGCTCGTCCAGTCGCCACAGTGCTCATGGAAGCAATCGAACGCGCGGTGAACCGGGTGATAGCGCCCCTCGGGGTTGTTGTCGCTGTGCTCGGCGTGGTTCGGGCAGACGACGCCCGCCCAGCCAGTCGTGTTAGGAGGATTCAGGACAAGCTGTTGCTCGGCGAGCCAGCGCAGCACGCTGTCGTTGCCGTCGTCCTCGATGTTAATCGCCTGATGTGAGGCGGTATCGGCAGGCGCCGGTGTGACGCCAAGCGCGGCGCAAATCTGCTGCAGGGTGAACTGGCGCAGCGGGTGGAAGTCAACGAGCACGGCAGCGAAGTTGTCGCGGCCGGGCTTGAGATTGATCGACCCCGGCACGCGGAAGTTGCGCACCGGGTTGATGGCGCCGCCATCGGTGTAGCCCGCTGCGGCGATAGCGAAGATGGCCGCAGAGAAATCTTCCTTGGTTGGCTGGTTGTCGTAGTCGAACGTGTAGCCCCACTGGTAATTGCCGGGGCTGGTTTCGATCTTCCATGTCGGCTCGAGCGGCGGGATCTTGGACTTGGTGCCAATGTCATCGAGCACCATGAACGCGACGTGTTTGCAGCACGCGCTGCTCGCGCTGATCTTGCCCTGTTGGAAGCGCTCGATGATGAACGACGCCGTGTTGGCGTACCACGCCTTCGGCGGATTCGATCGGTACTTATCGGGCAGGCAGGCAGGCCATGTGTACTTAGCCGTGCCGTCCTGGTGGTACTGCTGCACGCCGTCGGTGAGACGGGGCTTTTGACGCACCAGAAGAATTGTCTCGCCTTCTGGGGCGGCTTGTGCTAGATAGTCTATGAACTCCTGCATGGAACATTCTCCTTAGAGCTTTTGCCCCGGTCTAACCCACCGGGGCTTTTTATTTACCGTACCGCTGCATGACCTTCACTTCGGCCTTGAGCGGAAACCCCTGCGCCCACTCGGGCGCTGTACACATCGTCTCGCGCAGCACACGCGCATAGTGCTCGGCCTCGGCCTCGGGCACTTCCATGACAATCTCGTCGTGGACGTGCAGGACGACGTGCTCGAGCTGCGCGAGCGCATGCCGTAACAAGTCATTAGCGGTCGCCTGCGTGATGTTCTCGCATGCGAGCCCTCGCCATAGCCGCGCACGCGGCCATTCCTTTGCATCAGCAGCAGGCTTCCATGCGGCCTTCAAATAGGACACGCCGTCATCCTCAAGCCGTGCAAAGGGGTAACAAAGAATACGCCCAGACGGTAGCGCGTACCACAAGTGATGGCGATCAAAAAGATACGTCACCCGGCCAGCGGAGAACTCGCGGCCAGGGTTGCGCATGGCGCGAGTGTAGGCGGCCTCGAGCGACTGCCAGTAGCGTATTGCCCACGAATTCGCGCGGCGCCATGCGTCGACGATGCGCTGCGCGTCTGATTCATGCAACGTGATGCCGTAGCCTCGGCCCATCGCGGCGAACGCACCGACGCCGCCAGCGAATCCAAGCGACAGGATGGCAACCTTGCCGATCTGGCGCTGCTCGTCCGTCACCTGTTCGGGCGTACAGTGGTAAATGCCGGCTGCTTCACGCTTGTATATGTCGCCGCCATCGCGGAAGACTTGCAGCACGGTATCGGCCTGCGGGTCGTTCGACAACCAAGGAGTGGCGCGGGCCTCTATCGCTGCCCAGTCGGCCACGATGAAAACGTGACCTCGGGCGGGGATAAGAGCGGGTCGCAGCATTCCTTTAAGAACATCTGTAACCCGTCGTCCGTAGGTTGGAACGATACTGTGACCTCTG